GAAATTGGCAAACGGTAGAATACAGCTCCATTTTCCATAATTGCATGAAAGAGTATTGGACGCCCTGTAATCGATGCCAAACCAAAGATAAGACAGTCTTCCACTTCTCCATGGTGTTCTTTAAGATCATAAAGATATTCTCTCCTCACCTGCGCATACGTGGCAGGAATGTTTGCATTCAAGTACGCCATTTAACATAAATTCCTATAGTGCTGCGATAATAAAAATCACAAGTACAACACCAGCTCCGATACACACTTTTCTGTGATCTTGCCAGATTTGTTTAATTGTTTCCATAGTTCCTCCTATTTTATGTCACCCCAGTTTTTACCGGATTCGTAGTCTACCTTATTAGGGACCTCTAGTCCAACTGCGGATTCCATAATTTCTACTATTTGTTGAGCTTGTTTATCATTTTCTACAGAAATATCCAGTTCATCATGTACTTGAATATGAGGGGTAATTCCTGCTTTATAGAGTTCTAACATCGCTTTTTTAGTCATATCAGCAGCTGATCCTTGTATAAGTTTGTTTAATGCCTTGTAGGTGTAAGCTCTCTTAATACCTGGTCCGTGTTCCAAGATTGCTTGTTCGTGAGGCAAAGCCTTATGAATACCGAATTGATTGGGCTCCCATAGATGAAACCTACATAATCGTCCTAATAAAGTTCTTATTTTACCTGAGTCTTGTGCACGTTTCATGACCGCATACATCAGTTGTTTTACGAAGGGAACTTGTGTATGATATTGGCTAAAAATTTCTTCAGCTTTTTCCTTATTGACCCCGAGTTCTGCTTGTAATTTATTTTTTCCCATTCCATAAAATAATCCTAGGTTAATTGTTTTTGCCTGTAGTCTTGGAATGTTAGCCATCTCTGCAACGATGGTATGGAAATCTGCATCTCCTTCATGATAAGCGTCTAAGACATCTGTAACTCCATGTAAGTTTTGTAGCGCTGCGTAATGAACAACGAGTCTTGGCTCTTGTTGATTGTAGTCGAAGCATCCCCACTTACATCCTTCCTCAGGAATAAATAAAGATCTGATCCGTGGTCCAAGATTCTTGTTCCTTGCTGGAATCTGTTGAAGGTTCGGGTTACTATAACTAAATCGTCCTGTGACCGTTCCTCCATTGTCTCCCCGTAATTGATTGATCTCAGCAAAGATTCTTCCTTTATGGGTATGTTTTAAAATGGTATCAATGAACGTGGTGTGAGCTTTATTAATTTCTCTAGCTTGTGCTATTTTTTTAACAACAGGATGAGGATGATGCATTAAAAAATTCTTAGTGAAAGACGGCGCTTGAGTCTTTGCTGTTCGATCATAAGGAAGTTTTAATTTATCAAAAACCTGAGCTATACTTCTCGCAGCCCAAATTTGAACATCAACGTTCGTAGTTATCCCCACTTCATGGAGTAGTTTTTTCTCTTGTTCTACTAATGTTTTCTTTTCGATCGCTGCTTGTTCTTGATTTACACGCACACCGAGAAACCTCATATCCACTAGAGCGGGAAATAATTCTGTTTCTAGTTTCCATATATTATGAATATCTTGGTGTTCAATTTCTTTTTTGAGTTCTTGCCACAACTTATAAGTTAATTCTGCATCTTTCTCTGCATAAGAGCCCACATACATGGCAGGAAGTTTATACATTTCTGCTTTGGCATCGACACCCCAATCTTTAGCGGCTGCATAAAGTGCAGCTTCATCTTTGCTTTGACCTAAATAACGTCTTGAACAACTATTTAAATCATAACGCAGTTGATTTTCATCCACTAAAGCTGATCCAATCATCGTATCAATAATTCTTCCTTTAATCGTAAAGCCTTCTGAACGCAGCCAGCAAATATCATACATGGCATTATGAAAAATTTTATCTGCATTATTATTTAAAACTTCTTGTAACCAGTTTCTCACCAAAGTTTTATCCATATTACCCCCGCCTTCGTGGGCCATAGGGAAATATCCCACCCAAGTTTGAGTTGCTACAGAAATACCAACGATCTTTCCATTTTTAACTATAGAACCTGATCCCATTGCATGATTTAAATTAGGATCCTTCGTCTCTAAATCCAGTGCTATTTCGCATTCTTGACTTAAATCGGGGAAGGATTCCGGTGGAACCCATTCGGTTTGAGGTTTAAATAGAGGAGGTTGAAGACTCATTTTTTCTCCGCCTCTTCTTTTGTTATTCCTGCATTACGATACTCTTCTTCTTCGGTCATTGGGGTCATGTTAGAATTTAAAGTAAAGCCGTAAGGTAAAGGTTTAAGGGTTTCATTTTCTGCGTAATCTCTTTCAATAGCCATATCAATATAATGTTTAGCTTTTAATAAATCTTGTTTCTGTCCTTTCTGTTTATGTCTGCACAAATATTTTATAGCATTTCCTTCTGCAAACGGCAAATTATTTTTATTAATAAATTCTGAGGGTTGAATTTTCATGGAAGCGTAGTGGGATCCTCCAATTTGTTTTTTATAGGTATCACTCATAGTAAATAACTTTTATAAATATCCTTGGGTTCTACAATATGGAGATGGTCCTTGGTTCGTGTTGCGCCGACATAGAATAATCTATTCACATCATCGGGTCTTTGTTCGTATTCTCCGTAGGTTCGTCTTGTTAAATCGGTAAGGAGAACGACATTTTGGCATTCTCCCCCTTTAGCCCCATGGATGGTAGAGAGTGTAATCCGGGGGGCTTGGTTCAGTTTCTCTCCGTTCTGTCTCATCTTTCTAATGTATGATACTCCTCGTGTAGGAGCTTCATCTAAAGCTTCGTACCATACTTTATCAGTAAGTAATCCATATTTATTTTTGCACTCTTCTAAAGAATAAAAATTATCTTTGTTCATCAAAGCAATTTGTTCTTTTTGTAAATTTTTAGGGCTTATATAACTAAATATTTGTGTTACAGTTTGATAATCTAAAGTGCCTCCTTTACGCCATTTTTCCCAATGAGTAATGGCTTCATATAAATCAGACTCATATCCTTTTTTAAATTTGTTACGGTAGAAGTATCCTTTTTGATAAAGAACTTCTTCTAGTTCATCTAATAAAGAACGAGTTCTTGCTAAAATTAACCATTCCCCTTGAGACATATCAATGTCTCTAAAGTCCGAATAGATAGAAACTTTTCCTTGTTTCATTTTAGGTTTCCAAAGTTTAGGAATTCTATTCTGCACTTTGCCTATAATCTTCATCGCTATGTCATGAATTTTTGCTGGAATACGATAGGATTGAGTAAGATTAATAAACTTTCCATCGAGAGCAATAAAACTATCTACATCAGCACCAGCCCATTTAAAGATAGCCTGGTCGTCATCACCAGCTATATAATTATTTGCTGTCTTATTCCATATAGTTTTAACCATATCCCATTGCATTAAAGAAAGATCTTGGGCTTCATCTACAAAGACAACATCAAATTTAGGAGAGGCATCCGACTCAATAAATTTTAAAATCATATCGTTAAAATCTACTAAGCCGTATTCTTTTTTATATCTTTCTAATTCATGAGCTATAATTTTTAGTTTGTTAAATTCTACATCCTGGGTGTGTTCTTTTAAATCATATTGTTTTTCAAAAGAAATGTTTCTTAATTTTGCTAGTTGTAAAATTCTTAAGTAATCACTTTTAGTAGAAAAGACTCCATTCATTTCTTGATCATTTTCTTCATAATCTACTGGAAAACCTAGTTTTTTTCCTAGATCAGCGTAGTGTCTTTTTTGCATAACATTTTGTTTTTGAATACCTAATCTTCTAAAGGCCAGGGAGTGCAGAGTTCTAAAGTAAGGTAGATCATCTTCACTTAAATTAAATTTGGCAACCGCACGATCTCTTGCTTCATAAGCTGCTTTTTGAGTAAAAGCAAAATAGCCTATCTTATTAGGGTCCGTTTGTTTTAAATATTTATCAACCAGGTTTAAGAGAGTCGTTGTTTTTCCTGTGCCTGGTGGGCCGAGTACAATTGTTTTCATTCTATCTTCCTAAAAAAATTTCTCCAAATCGCTGATCTTATAATAGAGAAAACTGTAAAAATTAATGCAATGCCTATACTATCCCAGACAGTGGGATAAAGTCCAAAGAAAGGAAAGATAAAAAGCTGTATTAAAATAGCTAAAATAAATCCACTTCCTACGTCAATAAAACTTTCTATAAAACATCTTTTAAACATTAAAAAGGATCTTTCGGTTTAAGTTCTTTTTGTTTATAATCATCTTGAGGTTTTTCAAAAGATTTAACGATGGTTACTGTAGGTCGATGTTTACCAATAGTAATTCGATCTGTTGTACAGCCACATTCTTCTTTTAGCATTTGACTTGTTTCTTGAAATTTAACATCCCATCTTCTTCTTTGTAAAAATCCATAGTAAAAAGAATCAAATAAGAAATAATGATTTCCTTCATTGGTATAAACACTTCCTTTTTTAATATCTTCTTTTTCCACACTCGAAGATGCACGGTTAGTACAAAATTCTTCTAAGTGATTAGTAAGCTGATCTCTTTTAGTAGTGCCGGTAGGAGGAGTAATAATCTCTCTCGTACTTAATAATAAATTAACTAAAATTTTCCAATCTTTTAGTTTCATACTTGGAGGATAAATTCCTATCCCTGCTATGCATGCTTCTTCAAATAAAGATTGTTGTTTTAAATATTTTGCATTGGGAAGCTTAAGTCTTTTGCCATCTACATTTAAGTAATAGTAAGGTTCTTCTAATTGAATTTCTTGAAGATCACTAAGTCCAGGAAACATAGGTTGATTCCCAATTCCATAAGTTCGCGTTTTGCATAATTCTTTATCACAATGATTACACATAGGAACATCATTACATTTCCATCCCCAATCTTTTTTATCGTGTTGATGTTTAATAGTATCTATTTCTTTTTGTTCTAAATCTCCTTTGATATATTTTGCATGAAACCATGATATTTTTTCTTTCCAAGTACTTGGCCATTTCTTTTTAGCATAAATAGCAAAATGAAATAATGCATTATTACGACCAGGTTCAGAAATACCCTCAAGAGCCATGGTTTCTATACATGGAGGAGCATCTTTAAATTCTGATTCTTCTCTTTTAATTTTTATATTGGCAACATCTTGAGGTTTAATACTATAAGATGCATGTAAACTATAAAATTCTTCAAGATTAGCTGCACTTCCATCTATTTTAAAAGCATAACGAGTCGTCTTATCTCCTTGAAAATAAGGAAGATTTAAAAAATTTCCTGTGTCTTCTTCTGATTTTAATTCTATTTGTTTTGGAAAAACTTCTGCATTTCCAAAACCTAAAATAGCTTTAATTTGATTGAGTTTATCTCTTACTGTTTTTGCTTCAACATATTCTTTAATAAATAAAAAGATGTGGGCTCCCCCACTTTTCGATCTGCATACTACTAATGGAAGTTCAAGTTTTTGAATTTTTTTTAATAGTTTTAAATGATCAAATCCTGCGTAAGAATCCACATCAATACATCCCCACTTGCATAGATCATTTTCATTAATAGGAATGATTCCTAAGGTAGGT